GCTAGCTTCTCAGCCCCGCCCACCTCTATGCCGAGGCGTACGAATAGGTCTCTCAGCGCCATTTACCTACATCACCTAAAGCTGCGGGGCGTTAGTCCAATTTTAGCGGGGGTCGGCCATGGCCTTCTCGTGGGCGGCCTTCTCGAAATCCGACACCTGGGCTATGGCGTCATGATAATCGAAGAGGTCCTCCAAAGACCACTCCGTCTCAACCTCACGAAGAGTGGCCGAACCCTTTATGACGGGGAGCCAGAGGACGATATCGGCGCGCTCGGGGCCGCCATCGCCGCCATCGCTTTCGTCTTCAGTTCTGACACGACGCCGGGGGTTATCCCCAACTCGCCCAAAAAAGAACCGAAGCTGACCTCCAAACAGGCCCAAAGCCAGCGGAGCATGGTACCGTACTTATCCGCGAAAATCTCGTCAAACAGCTTTGCGAGCTCATACGTGTGTTGGCCGCCGTCCTCGGAGTACGTGGTGTTAGCGGCGAACGTGTCGCATAGAAAGTCCACGTCGGCATCCGTCAGGGCTTGAACCGCCGCGGCGAAAGAGTCGCCAGCAAAACCCGAACCGACAACCTTCGTGATGCGGGTCAACACCCGTCGGCCGTCTTTGGCCCCGAGTTGCTGTATGGTGAACGTAATCCCGTCAATGTCCTTGGTAACGCTTTTACGCATGATGGCCTCACTAATAAGAGACCACCACCGAAGCCGACCCGTCACGGCCGCGCAAAGCCAAGTCGATCTCCACAGTCACGTTCGCGTGCTCATACACCACTATTGGGGCCGCGGGGGCCAGACCGATAAGGTGCAGAACAACGAGCAGCACTGAGGCCAAGGATCAACCCGCGGCGTCGAAGCGGACTAGGTCAGCACAACGCAGGAGCCATTCCCTCTTCGTGGTCTTGGACCCCACCGTAACCGTCGGCGGCTTCTTGATCCAACAATGTGCCGCGGTATAGACCGTGGTCCCTGACCGGCGCGACCGGACAAGCATCGGGCCCACGCCCGTACCGTTGGTGGCTGCCGCCTTATCCGCGTTGTTCAGGGCCGTCAGGAACGTGTTGCCCGCCGAGGTCTGCATAAGCGTGAGCTTGATGTCCGCCGTCGCATTGTTGGTGCGCGCCCGAGCAACCTCGCCGTCCGCGCCAACCTCATCCGTGAAGTCGTCGGCAGTCTGTTCGATGGAGAGAAAGTCCTCTTCCTGAAGACCAGAGTCGATCAGAATACCCATGAAAACCATGGTGTAGTCCGCCGAGTTGAAATTCGCGAAACCGCCGATTGACATGACCGTAAGCTCCTTAGCTCGTCAGAGTGACCGAGAGGTTCGCGTAGACGATGGCGCCCGCAAGCTGCGCGTTGATGAAAGCATAGCCCGCGGGGATGGTGCGCGCCGCGCGTGCCGTAGCCGGAAGCTGGGCAACCTGGGGGAGAATGAGAGTCGGAGCCGGGGAATCGGCAATGAAGCCCGAGGCCTGGAATTGCTGGACTACACCGCCCCATGTAGAGCGATACATATCCATACCAGCATCCGTATAGGGGACCTTCTGCACACCGAGCTGCATGGCGAAGGTCTGAATCTGCAGCGTATTCACGAAGGCGTCACGTCCGCGAATGATGTCGATCCACTCGCCGTCCGGAGTCTTTCCGAACTGCGTGACGGGGACGCCCGCAATCTGCGTATAGACGGAGCCGTTCTTCGCCGCGATATTCGAAGCCTGGGAAGTCGTGAGCGTGTCGTAATTGACGCCCGCGAGGGTCTTGTAGGCCCATTGTTCGGAACCAGCGACAGTAGGGAAGAGCTTGCCCACCCATGCCGCGCCGGAGTACGAGAGCAACGAAGTCCAGCTCAAGATGCCCGGGGAGCGTGTGTACGCAGCGTGCTTGACCGCGTAGAAAGCGCTTGTCGTATCGCCCGAGGGGGCCGAGACATTCACATCGTCCGTGTTGTTCCACACGAAGATACTGCCAGCATTGCCGACGGCGTTTGCCTCTGTCCAGGCAGCCAACGCGGCAATCTCGACCAAAGAGTTGGAATCGCAGGCCAGTCCGTACCAGGCGGGGTCAAAGGCGTAGACAGCCGCGATATCAGCCGCGGTGTAGGACGACGCGTCCGTGGTGACATCCGCGAAGGTCGAGTGCGCGTGGTCCGGTTGTACGTCGAGCAGAACGCCCGCGGTACCCGCCGTAATAGTGACAACCGCACCAACCGCGGCGGCGGTGGCCGTAGAGCCGATGGCCGTAAAAGCCGTAGCGAGCGCAGCAGCCAGCGTGGTAGCATCCGTACCCACGACGCCCGTCGATGCAAAGCCCGGCACGACCGCGCCCGAGGGGAGAGTCACACCGGGTCCGACAATCGTGAAAGTCGACTGACCGGGCATGCGCACCCCGATCGTATAGACATCGGTGGAGTGCGTCGAAGTACAGGTGATTTGAAGTTTCTGCGTGAGTGCGTGCTGGCGCCGACCGATCTTCCACTTGGGGACGGCGGGGCTCTGCGATGCAACCGCCGATGCCATGAGATACAGCGGGTCAGTGACCTTGAAGCCGTCCGACACCATGCCGCCCAGCGTCGAGTATTCTCGGACCAGATCTGTGTAGTACGTGTGGTACCCAAACAGAAGAGGTTCGCCGAAACCCGCCGCCGAGGGCGACGCCGCCGACACGGAGACCGTAACATTCAATACGTCGGTAAGGCTCATGCTGTCCTCATTTTAGCGACTACGCCCCCACCACCGACCAAATACCCTCGGCCAAGCCCCGCTGCAGCATTGTCCAAGGGAGTTTAGTGCCGTACGCGACGAAGGTGCCGTTGGCGGTAGGTGAGTAGGTGATGGTCGTGCCCGTAGCATCCGCGGAAAGGCACCAATGACTGTATGTAGATGTGCCCACAAAGCGGAATATCTGTTCTGCCAGTTCTGCCGCTGCGGCCTTTGATATGACCGGATTCGTGGCGTCGAAAAGTGAATAAGGCGCGGCTGAAGTCGCCGAATACCATATCGTTACACCACTAGTCGAGGCCTGAACCTGGAAGTGGGACTGGCTAGACGTACGGCCACTGCCCACCACAATAAGCGACGGGATCGCTGCGGGGGAGACGAAGATAAACGCCGATGACGTACCTATCGACAGGTTTGCCATTATCGCGCCGAAACGGTCAAATTGCCAATTGTGAATTGGGCCGTATCGGTGGCCGCCAGTGCCGTAGAGGTCAACGGCCCGTAGACCCAGAGGTTGCCCCCGGTGGCCGCGTCATACAGGCCCCAACCCACAACCGAGATGGAAGTCGAATTGCCCATGGCGGCTAGGGTCAGGTTGACCGCGTTGGCGATGGTCGAGACGCCGGCAGACGCCGAAGGCGCCCCGAAGCTGGTGGCTGGCACGATGGCCAGGCGGGCGTAGGTGGGGGCCGCTGCGGCCGTCACTTCCGTGCCCGCGGCGCCGTTACCCGGCGCGGTCGTGAACAGCGCCATATACAAATTGGCGGGGACGGCGGGAAAAGGCGTGCCGCGAAAATAGTTGAGCAGCGCGGCTTGCGCGTACGTGGAGAGGCCGGCGATAGTCGACATGCTTTATTGTAGCCCCTACAAGCAAAAACCCCCGACCCAACTGCTAAGGCCGAGGGTTTTCACCCGCTCATGTTGAAAACCGACCGCGATTATTGTAGCGACAAAGAAAAGCCCCGGGAACCTTTCGGTAGCCGGGGCCGACCCGTCTTAGGGGTTACTTATTCTCCGATAAGTTAGCCGGAAGCGCCATCCCAGGCCACGAACGCACCCGGGTAGGAAACGCGAACGCCGCCGATACGCATGTGGCAGGGCACCTTCGCGGTGTAGTTGATGAGCTGGGGCGGAAGCTGCTCGAATTCCATCGGGATAACGAGCTGTATGTTCTCTTCATTACGTTCGAACATCATGATGCGCGGCCCGACGGTAACGCCGTCCTGCTTGTAGCCCGCGGTCTCGAGCATGGGCGAAAAGAACACGTTCTTGATGAAGGGCGAGATACCCACCATATAGTTCAGAAGCGTGTCCGTCGTAAAGGTCAACGACCGGGGTTGCTGCGCCAGAACCGCCCACAAGGACAGGGGGAAGACAACCGTGTCGGGCCGATGAATGCCCTTGGTCGTCACGAATATCTGATTCTGCATCTTCGTCCAGTCGGCCATGATGGCGGACAGCGGCGTATTCGCGTTCGTCCAATCGTTCACGCCCACCTGAACACTCAGGTTGGGGAAGTTCGTCAGACCGTAAGCGGCCAAGGGGTCGGTTGCGGCGGACGGCGTCTTCTGCTGGGCCGATAGAACCGGTGCATACTTCAGAGACTGCGACCCGCCACCCGGAATCGACCGGATGCCGAAGTAGGCAATCTGCTCCACCGCATTCTCGATGGCTCGGCGCGCGGCTAGGGCCTTGCGGGTCTCGAGAGGAACCCCGGCAAGACGGGCGCGGCGCACATCTTGGTAGGAGTAGTTGTACGACGTCCCGAGCGAAAATAGGCGGGATGAGAATTCGGCCACCACGACATCAGACGTCGGGGCATCGGCCGCGTAGTCATCAATGACCTTGGCAGCGGTGTTGTAGTTGAATTGCTGCCACGCGTAAAGCTCGGCCCCGGGGTCGACTGCAGGCATGACCGGGATAATCTTGCGTGCGGTAAGCTCGGGGAACTTGACGTCGTAGGTTCGGGACGACACTTCCGTAAGTGACCGAATAACGAACGCCGTACCCGCCGAGTCAACGCGATTAGCGTGAACCGGATCGGCCTCTAGTCCTCGGAGGGAGGCCTCATTGACCACGTGGGCAATGTCTCCACGCTCAGTCGCCCATCCGGGCATTTCGGGAGAGATCAAATCGAGGCTCATGTTATGCGGCTCCGGGGAGGTTGACGTCGACAAGAATGTACGAAGAAGTGCCGGCTTCCGCCTGGCGGGACTGAATTCCGTGGATGCCCGTAGCGACTTCGCTGCCCGCAACGGCCGAGGCCGTCGCATCCGTCAGCTTGCCGCGGTCCGTCGCCGTGGTCGAAGACGCATAGACGTTCGGGACGCCGAACGCGGGTTGCGTAGTGCCCTTCCACTCGGCGTAGACGCGACCGCGCAGAAGCACGGGAACGGTTTCACCAGCCTGATAAGCCAGGCCGCCAATTCCGTATGCAGTCACCCCGTACGAGCCCGAAGACTCTCGAGCGGACCTAAGGACCGAAATTCCAAGGGCGCCCGTCACGGTGGACGAAGACGAGAGCTGAAGTTGCTGGACCGACAGTCCGTCGGAGGCGATCTGAACGACGCGTCCGGGATTGATGGCCTCAGCCGCGACGAAGGAAGTAACCTCCGAGTACGCCAGGTCGGCGATCTGTCCCGGCTCGGCGTTGTCGGGGAAGAGATTGAACGTGGTCTGACCAATCGCGAGAGGCATCTTACGCTCCTACCGTCTGAGAAAGATTGATTCCGCCGGTCTGCTCGCGCCGGTTATTGAGTAGCGAACCCGGGGCAATAACCGTGACACTTCCGGTCGATTGCCACTCGTTTGACATCTCTGTCAGGAACTTTTCGCGGGGCGAGACAACCGTCTGCGTTGAGTCCGTACGCGTGGCGGGCCCCGAGGCGCCCAAAACCGAGACAGCCGACGCGAGAGTGGGGTGGGGGGCATCCTTGTAGGCGGCCAACGCGACATCGAGGGACTCGGTCGACAAAGAATCGACGCGGTCCTTCAGCGCCGGAGTTCGCTTCGCAACGATGGCGCGCTTGATCGCGATATTGGGCTTACCCGCGGTGTCGACATCATTGGCCTTGGCCAGGGCGATAACGCTGGCGCGCTCTTCGACCAGGGCGTCGAGACGCTCAACGGGGACCTCTGCCGGGGTTGCCGCAACCTTCTTGGCCGTGGCGAGCTCGCCCTCGAGGACAGTAATTTGCGTCTTGAGCGGTTCTACGACCGACTTCAGGACGGCGTTCTCTGCCACCAGGGCATCACAACGCACTTGAAGGTCTTTCAGTTCCATGTCGATATTGTAGTCCAGAGGGACCTCATTATCGTCAGAGTCCAGTCTAAGCGCGCACGCTTCGCCCCCTCTGGGCCTCTCCGACCGGGGGAGTATCGCAATATGATTACCCGTAATATTTCGCTGAACCCCATCAAAGGATTGCCCGTCGGGGGTCACCCCCGGGGTTGGATCAAAATCCACACGATACCCGCACGAGACATTGTGTAGGTCTCCAGAGCGTACACGGGCAATAGCGGAAGCATCCCGTATAAGGAGGTCCCCGACCAGCTTATCCCCTTCGCGCCGGGGCGTACCGGACAGGTGCCCAATGGCATCCCGCCGCCAAGTATTGCAGTCCACACGGCGCTCAGCGGGATGGGAGATAGTCACGGGCGCATCCGCGAACGACGACATAGCGTCGGCACGAAAGACCTCATCGGCGGGTCGATACTCGCGACGGGGCGACCCATCGGGGTTCTGGTAGGGGAAAACCCCCGTGTGCGTCAGAACCGCGGGCACTCTGATAGAACCGTCGGGGAGTTCCCTGACACCAGAAGCGTCCAAACGTATCTCGGAATAGCGGAGTACCACGTAGAAATGATAGCGCCCGCTAAATTATGCCCGTGAGCCCCGCACTAGTATCCGCCTGTCCGTGTGTCGTCACGTCGACAGCAACCGTGTGGGCTATAGACCCCGAGGGACCTTTTTTGGTGCGAGAATCGCCCCAAAGCATAGCCGACACACCCCCCGAAGCAAACACAACGCCGGGCGGCCTGGCCCCTACGGGCACCGATAGCTACCCGCCGCCCTGCGGGTAATAGATGGCTACTTACTATCTTGAAGAAGTGAGCCCCGACTTTGATACGGGTAAACTCACATGTAAATTCCGGTACGATAATCGACCGGGGAGTCGGGTAACACGCTTCGATTCCTCGGGCGCGGCTACGGTAAACGCGGGTCTAGGTGGGCCGGCGGCGTCGACCAAAGGGCCTCCGAGAGCAGACGACTGGATTTTAGACCCACAACTACGATTTCTCCCGTTTCCGCAAATGAGGTATCGGGCCATGGCCGACTACATCTACACCATCACAAATATCAACACACAGGCCCCGTGTACAACGACTGGGCCCGCTATAGCTCTGCCCGCCATAAATAGCTCGGCCACATGGGGCGTATCGTCATCGGCCAACTTCGCGGTCGGCGAAGAGGTGTGGATGCAAACCGCCGGGTATCTACAGGTGATAGCCATACCCGATGCGCTACATCTAACACTTCTGAATCTTGGGCGCGCGGGCAACGCCGGCACGGGGACTCTAGTCGGGGCTGGGGCGCTGATCGTGGCTGCTGGGGCACCGGGGGCTTCCGTCCCCACACCATTACCCACAGGTACGGATGGGCAGCTACTTATTGCGCAACCATCGGGCGCATATGCTAGTAAGACCCTGTCGGGGGATATAACCGTTACAGACGCG